ATTAAGGAGGTCACAATATGGCAAGACGAAAATCGAAGACCGCCGTCCGCGAATCACTGATGGAGCAACTCATGCTGATGGGCGCTGATGTGACCTGCTTTGAAGACTTGATCGATAAGTACATGGAACTCTGGGACATCGACCGACAACTCACGAGAGATATTAAAAAGCGCGGCGTCGCTTACGAAGACAAAAGCTCAACCGGCGTCGTCATGATGAAGAACAATCCATCGGTCAAAGAGAAGGTCGCTGTCAATCGCCAGATGTTGGCGATCCTGAATCAACTGAAGATCACGACGGAAGGAGCGGGTGAGGCATGTGCGAACGACGACAGACTATAAGACCGGATGCGCCTATATCGACGACTATGCCAACGCGATCCTGTCTGGTCGAACTCCGTCCGACGAAATAACGCAACGATGCGTCCGGTATCACTTGCGGCGATTGCAAGAGCCGGGAGTCTACATCGATATCGCTAAGACCGAGCGCGCCAAGGAGCTCATTGAGAAATACTTCGGATTTACCTTGTTCCCCTGGGAACTTTACGTTCTGGCTCTCGTCCATGCTTATATAGATCACGGCAAGAGGGTACTGTTTAACAAGTACTTTTTGCTGATGGGGACGGGGAATGGAAAGAACGGTTTTATTTCCGGTCTGACGTGGTACTTCACGACGCCGGATCATGGCGTTAAGGGTTACAACGTCGATATCGTCGCCAACTCGGAAGAGCAGGCGAAACTCAGTTTCAGCGAGATATACAACATGATCGAGGATCATTGGCCGAAGCTGAAAGGCCAATATTACCGGTCAAAGACGAATATCGAGAACAGAAAGACTCGAAGCTACATCCAGTACAACACCTCCAACGCCGCGACCAAAGCCGGGAAACGAACAGCTTGCCTCATCTTTGATGAGGTTTTTGTTTACCAGGACTACTCGCTGATCAATGAGTTCATCGCCTCGTTCGGTAAGCGTCCGCATTCGCGACTTTTTATGATCACGTCGCAAGGGTTGGTTCGTGAAGGAGTCTTGGACCAGGAACTCAAGATTGTTGAAGACGTGCTCAACGGCGAAAACGACACCATCGGCCTTTGTCCCTTGGTGTACCGCGTTAGCTCTGAAGAAGAAGTCCTTGACCGCGGGTGTTGGGAGAAAGCGAATCCGTCGCTGCCATACCTTGAGAGCTTGCAGACGATGCTCGAACAGCAGTTTGCGGCGATCCGCTACAACAGCGAGCAGGAAGAAGCGTTTTATACCAAGCGCATGAGCTGGCCGAAGCAAGGCCGTGAGATGATCGTCGCGACGCATAACGAACTCATGACGGCGAGCGGCCCCATTGACGTTGACTTGACCGGCATGGAATGCGTCGCCGGCCTTGATTACGCTTTGTTGTCCGACATGGCGAGCGTCGGCCTGCTGTTCCGCGTCGACGATAAACGCTATTGGATTCAGCACAGCTGGATATGCCGCGAGTCCGCCGACTGGCCACGAATCAAAGCGCCGCTCGATGAGTGGCAGGATCGCGGCGACTTGACCATCGTGGACGGTCCGCAAATCGACCCGTTTTTAATTGCCGACTGGCTGACCGAGCAGATGACAAAATACTCAATCCGGACGTTGGCGATTGACAATGCGCGATATGCGCTCATGCGCGAGGTGCTGGAGCAGATCGGCTTTAACTACGACCGGAAGATCGGCAACGTCAAGCTGGTCCGACCCTTGCAGATCGCGAGCGTTTCGCCTGTGATCGAATCGTGGTTCCGGACGGGCGCTATCCGTTGGGGCGACGTGCCTTTGATGCGCTGGGCGACAAACAACACAAAGAAGGTTAGAATGCGGGCCGAGTCCGCGTCCGGGAATTACAAATACGACAAAATCGAACCGCGCTCACGCAAGACCGATCCTTTTATGGCTTTGGTCCACGCCGCGACGGTGGACGAAGAGTTGCAACCGGCGACAAGCAGTTGGGTGCTGGACTTGCCTGTCATTACATGGTGAACAAGAGAAAGGAGGGGACATGAGCATATTTCTCAAGATTAAAAATTTCCTTACCGGCAAGGAAGAGCCGGTCGCTGACTTTTCGATCTTTTTTGGCGAACTGAGCACGGAATACAATGTCCGCAAGCTCGCTTTCGCTAAAGCCGTCGGTAAAATCGCCCGGTCGTTGGCGAAGTGTGAAATTAAAACATTCGAGGAAGGCGAGGAAATCAGAAAGCGTGACTATTACCGTTTCAACTTCGAGCCAAACCGCAATCAAAACTCAAGCGCGTGGATGCAAGAGCTAATCTGGCGGCTGTATTCCAAAAACGAGGCGCTCGTTATTGAGCACAACGAGCAACTTCTCATTGCGGAATCTTTTAACGTGGACGTCAAAGCGAAATACGACTGGACATTCAGGGGCGTTACAGTCAACGAACTTACGTTCGACCGCCCTTTCAAGATGAGCGAAGTTCTTTATTTCAGGCTCAACAACGAAAATGTGAAAAATCTGATTGATGGCATCTACACCACTTACGCCAAGATGATGGCAGCGGCTTCGGAACACGCAAGTCGTGTCGGAAGCCTGCGAGGCATCCTTAACATGCAAGGTATGCAAGCAGGATCAGAAAAAGAAAAAGACGTTGCGAGAGAAATGCTGAACAATCGATTCAGCAAGATGTTCGAGGGGAAGAATGCAATCGTCCCGCTTCCGCAGGGCTTTACTTTTCAGGACTTGACGAAAGCAACCGAGAAGCCGGCTGGGGGCGGTGGAGGCGTGACTCGCGACTACCGCGCCATGATCGACGACATTGACGATATGACGGCTGCGGCTTTTGGAATCCCGGCAGTGCTACTTAAAGGTCAAACAGCTGGAGTCAAAGAAGCCGTTGACATGTATCTAAGCGACTGCATCGATCCTCTTGCGGACCTCATTGAGACGGAAATCAACCGGAGGATGTACGGCGAAGAGCAGGTGCTTAAAGGCACGCGTATCAAGATCGACACGTCGAACATCAAGCATTTCGAGCTGTTCGAGATGGCAGGCTCAATCGAGAAGCTTGTCGGATCGGGAACCATGACCATCAACGACGTCCGAGACAGACTTGGACTCAAGAGGTCAGATGACCCGATTGCAGACAAGCATCTTATAACGAAGAACTTTGGAACGGCGGCTGAAATCGATGCAGCCGGAACAGAACAGAAAGGAGGGGCAAATGAAGCTTCGACAAATGGCGATGACGATTGATGGTCAGCGCATCAGGCAGTTGGCTTCAGCTAGTCAAGACGGCGAGACGCTAAACCTTTACATCTACGACGTGATTGAGGGCGATAGCGTGGATTGGTGGACAGGCGAAAAGACAGAGTCTGAGACGTCAGCCGCGTACTTCGGCCAAGTACTGGCAGAGCATCTAGGCGTTAAGCAGATCAACCTGTTTGTTAATTCGCGAGGCGGATCAGTCATCGAGGCGATGGGTATTCGAGCGCATCTTTTAAGGCATCCAGCGCATAAAACGGCGTATGTCGACGGATGGGCAGCGTCAGCCGCGTCCTTTGTTTTGACCGGCTGCGATGAGATTGTCATGCTGACGGGCTCGATGCAGATGCTCCACAGCATGTGGGTGCTCATCATCGGCAACGCAAAAGAACTGCGCAAGGCCGCAGACGATCTTGACCGCATGATGGCGGGAAACAAGCAGATGTATCTCGAGCGCGCCGGCGACAAGCTCACGCCTGAAAAACTTGACGAAATGATGGACGCCGAGACATGGCTCACGGCGGATGAATGCGTCGAGTATGGTTTGGCTGATCGCGTCATGGCGGCGTCCGAGTACAAGGAGATCAAGCAGAGCGTACCCGCCGGTCAGCTGACCGGACTTATCGATGTACGTGCGGGGATGATAAAGACCGATCAAATATTTTTTGAATCGCAGCAGGAAGAGGAACCGCCCGATGGGCAAGAACCGCCGGAAGACGAACCAGCACAACAAGAAGACAGTAAGCGCCAAGAGGGCGCTAATTTTTTGGCTGCATTAGCGAAAGCAGCGGAAAGGAAGAACAAATGAAATCTTTGGACGTTAAGAAAAAAGAAAAGAACGAGCTGCTTGCCAGCGCGATGCAGCTCATGAAGGACGGCGATGTCGAACAAGGAGCCGAGATGCTTGTCGGTTACTGGGAATCTGTCGCCGAGGAGTTGCAGGAAGCGCAGCGCGATTATGTCGCGTCGAACGATCAGCGCATCCTTGCAGAGCGTGGTGTCAGGACTTTGACCGCCGAAGAGAATCAGTTTTATGGTGATCTGATCGGCGCGCTCGAGGGTACCGACTACGTGCAGGCAGTGACAGGGATGAACCTGACGATCCCCACGACCATCATGGAGGACGTTTTCGCGAGTCTCAAAGGCTCGTACCCGATCCTCAATTACATCGATTTGCTGTACCTGCCCGAGAATGTGAAGTTTGTATACAACACGGCAAGCAGAGACAAGGCGCAGTGGGGCGCAGTCGGCGCGACGATCTCGAAAGAGATCACAGGAGCGCTTGCGTCAATCGATGTCGGCAAAGATCAGCTGACGGCATTTATTTACGTCTCGAGACCCATGCTCAAACTGGGCGCGGCATGGCTTGACCGCTATGTACGCACATTGCTCGAGGATTCGCTCAGCTACGGACTGGAAGACGGCTTTGTTAACGGCACCGGAAAGAATCAGCCTGTCGGTATGATCCGCAACTTAAGTGCCGCGATTGATCCTGACACGGGATATTCTGCCAAGTCTGCCACGGCTCTCAACAGCTTTAGCGTTGCGAACCTTGGCACGGTCCTTGCGACGCTTAGGGTGGACGCTTCCGGGCGTGATCGCTCGATTGGCGTACCGTTCTTTGCGTACAATCCGGCTGACGAGGTTAAAGTGACGAAGGCGCGCAAAGTGCTCGGTTCCAACGGCTACATCGACGTGGTCCCGTATGCGATTGACTTTATCGAGTGCCAGAGCGTCGCTCAAGGCAAGGCCATCATCGGCATCAAGGGACGCTATCTCGGAACCTTAGCAAGTCCGAGCGAAGGGCAAATCCAGACGAGCGACGAATACAAGTTCCTCGAACAAAACAGGACGTATGCCATCGCCTTGCTAGGTAACGGTACACCGAAAGACAACACATCGTTTGCCTACGTTGACATCACAAACCTTGAGCCGTTTGTGCCGGAAGTCAGGAATGTTGCGGTGCAAACCGATCCGCCTACAGACGTGGCGATCTTGTCGCTAATCCAGAAGACCGGTGTATCTGGCACGACCGACAC